GGGGGTTTTATACTCTTATTGACCTGAGTTTTTCCATGCCACGGGCACGCATAGCGTTGATAACCCGTGGATGCACATGGACCACGCCTAAGCCGTGGTGGCAGCCGCGTTTCGGCGCGCGCGGCAAGCTCTTGTAAAAGAAAATGCGCGCCGATTCCCCAACCGCACTAAGCAGGTCGGGGCGCCACTCGTGGGTGTATTTGTGGCGGTGCCCGTCACGGTCGTGACGAGCAAGATAGGCAGGGGGACGTGGGGACGGGCGCGCATGCTGTGTCGTACACACAGCGCGGGCTGTCCCCAAATGATGCACCCTCGAGGTCAAGTACCCGACCGACTGAAGTCCACGAGGAACTCGAGTCATCGAGCGGGTTGTCAGGGCCAGCTGCACACTCTACCGCCTTCCTTTTGGGCGGGAGCTCGCAGACTGGCCTCGTGCGTTTTTTGCGCCACCTTTCCCCATAGGGGTGCGAGGTGCTCTTGTCTTTGCACGTTGCGCAGCCTTCCTCGCGAACAGCTCCTCCGCACTTGCGGGCTGCTTGCCTGCTACTGTGCGTGGGGCATGTGGTAGTCGTGGGGGCTGGCTGCGAACGGGGGCAACAGCAATACGCATGGGTGGCGTGGGCTTCCGGATAGGTTTGGTGATAAACATGCCACCAATCTTCTTTCCAGCCCACTTAGCCGCCTGTCCACCCAAATCAACAATTTCCTTGGTGATCATGGGCACGAGCGGTGCCAAAGCCTCACCGATAAAGGGTAAGATGGCGCCAAACTCGTTGTAAGAGGCGGGGTATGCAAACGGCATAGAATTGACCACATCGTAATAGGCCCTCAGCGCTCGTGAGTCATACGGAGCACCAGGCCCTGTAAGACTGCGGAAAACTGAGCCTACATTAACGATGCTCTCGAGGGAGACGTACGTTTGCACGGTGAAAGACGCCTGATTGTCGAGACCACGCCAAATCGAAACGCCAGTGGCACAAAAGTCATAGGCTGTGTCATAAATGGGATCCGCATTTATAGCGTCCATACTTGCAATAACCCACCAGGGTTGTGCGTCGTCATTCGTCGCTGACCCTGGCACGACATTGACCACACTAAACCCAGCGGGTATAGTGCGGTCAGAAACGGCGGGAGAGCCAGCGATTTCATACACCTCAGCGACAGTCCATAGATAGGGACTACCGCCGACGTCCTGCACGGTTAAGCGGTGGTCTGAAGCCACCGCCGGCCGAACAAACGGCTGAGTCGGCCCGAGCAAGCGCAAGGGCATAAAACAGCCATGTTTCGCCTCCGTTGTTTGTGCACCGGGGCACATCTGGATGATGGCGTTCTCATCAAGACCGATATCAAACAGTGTCCTTGAGAAGACGGCTCCCACGCCTGTCGCGAGGGAGTGTTCACCTTCTGACGAAGCCAAGATGCTCGTTGGCTTTGGCGGGGCACAAAACTGCCCGGCCGTAACAGTGCCGCCATTATATAGATCAGATGCGGTGCAGTGTACTGTAACTGCCCTGCCAACCGTTCTAAAGGCGGCCACGTCCGCTGGACTCGCGTAAGATGGCAGTGGAATCGATGAGGCATTGCCATCAACGATGCCATACTGCTTAGTCAAACGCGACGCATTGGGCGTGATGTACTGTACGGTAACAGCACTGTTAGCTGGAGTCGCAGGTGCTTGAAAATCCATGCCTGCGGGTCCAGTAACAATGATTGCACCCCTTACGTCACCGGGAGGGCTGAGGACCATCATGTCCCAGCTACCGGTGACGCCCGGGGGCGCTGTGACGACCGTGCTGGGAGCTGCGGAGAACCGCATTGTCGCATCCCAGGTTTGGTCGGGCACAGAGACGGATGTCTCTGGCCCAGGCGGATATAACGCCTTCATGAGGAACTCTCTACCTTGCGGGGAGACTCCAAGTCGATCGATTTTTGCTCGTACAGTAGCTGCGTGTGCCATTGTAAAGAAAATTGAAAAATAGATAAATCACGAACCCAGTCTAGCTGGTAGCTGGGTATGTTATCCTACGACTAGAGAATACAGCCGTGTGCGCGTAAGGAGCATATAGCATCCAGTCCCATCACACAGCCAGGCGCATCAAGATTGATGATTGCCTCCACGCACGGCGGCATGCTCGCGACAAGGGTCGGTTCACGCCCTGCTGCAAGTATATGAGCGCGCACCTCATCCACTTCCGCTGTGGTGAGGTCGTATCGCGACCGCAGCGCATTAATGCCCTGAGCCGCTGTGATGGGTGACGCGTTACCCAGATACTTGTACTTTAGGTAACGACTCGCTTCCCGTTCCGAGGGGGAATTGCCCATCACGTGGTGGCGTAGTAGTTCCTCATAGCCAGGGATACCTCGGGTGGTTGAGAGGATCCCTGATGCGACGCCCGACAGATACCGCCGATGCCGTTTCGCAGTCGGCGGGTGTGTCGTCCACCAAAGCCTTGCAAGCAGTCGACCCAACAGCGGCACATAGCGATATTCGACGCCATCGAACAGCCATGTGCCGCTGGCGAACGTGGCGGCACTCAAATCACGGGGGCTTGACCACTTCGGTATAAGGCCGCAGCGCCCCTCGAAGGCACAATACGCTTCGAGGTCAGCGTCAGGCTCGTTTATACCAACGATCAGATCATCCCCTATGGCCAGGGCATACCCCGTCAGCCCGCATGCACGCATAGCATTAGCAGTAATGAGGAGGTTAACGAGGGTATTCCCGCTCGTCGTATCGTTCTGGCCAGATTTTGTGGTGCCTTGGTATTCGTACTTCAGCCGTGCACTGTCTCCGTACACGACACCTTTTCCAGAATACTCGGCATCTACGCCATCCGCTAGGTCAGTGCTGCACCGCCGCATGATATTTGACTTGATCATGTGGTGGATCCATCGCATGCAGCTGTCCCATCGCGACGCGTCGCGTTCGTACCACCGGCCGATCTTCGGAAGGGCATTGGCCCACTCGGACAGCCGTACCGCATTCCACCCACTGCTGCAAGCGCAGAATATACCTGGGAAGGGTTGGCAACCGAGCACGCTGTCTCCACCACAGACTGTAGCGAGGGCTTTTTGGAACGCACGATGCTCGACAGCCAACCAGGCTTGTGTGATGAGATTGGCATAGGGTTGGATGAGGCGTGCGACTTCGGGGAACTTGTGGAGGCACTCGCGTTTGTTGTTGGCCTTGGTTCTACCAAACTTGAGTGGCTCGTGCAGCTCGCTGCGCTCGATGCCATTTTGCTTGTCCTGTGTCCACTGTGCGAGCCACGCCTCTCTGTTGGCGGGCATGTGCTCTGCGAACGCGCGCACGATGCGCTCGATGAGCGACTCCGGGGTTTCGATGTCTTGCGTGATGGACGGAGAGTCGGCGAGATGTCTACGCCGGAGCGCGTTGTCAGAGTTGCAAAGACACGATCGGCAAACATGCGCATTTGCCCAAACAGGCGCGACGCAAGTCGCGCCTTCTTGACCCTCTCGGTTGCAGAGGAAGCCGGGAGGCAGGGGTTTGCTGATGCGGTGTCCAACGCCAACTGGGTAAGCCGCGCCTGCGACTTTGAGGCAAATCGTTGGGCCTTTCCGGAAGATGCGCAAAGTCTCGCAATACGCATCACGGCCCACGCGCCTAAAAAAGGCGCGGCGACTATACAAGCGACGTACAGTGCTGTCGTGG